AGAATTACAGCCAGATTAAAATGTACAAATTTTATAGGGAGCTCTGCTGCATGACGAGTAAACGAGTGCATTAACCAAGAATTAGCAAAAATCATTAACCCGGGTTTAGGTGTAAAGTTAATCATCCTACTAGCAGAGGTTGCTAAACTCATATCTTGCTCTGGTAAGTCAATCTGAACCTTAGCTGCTCGAGGATCATGAAACACAACGTTAGACCCATTTTCTGGTGTCTCAAGAAAATAAAAGCCGACTATCTGAGAACCGTATCCGTGAACATGGGCATCCATTGCAGAATGCTTATGGTGTTCCTGTGTCCACATTTCCATAAACTGTACCGCTTTACCTTGCATGTCATATCCTTGCTCTTTAAGAATATTCCAGGCTGTGGCTCCGACAAACTGAGTAAAATCCGCCATACGTGGATCACCAAAAAAGTTATCCGTCATATAGACAGGATAAATCTCGTTAAGATCTACATCTTTGCGCCGAACTTCTAAGGCTTCTTCTGATACTGCGTTAACAGTCTCTAAAAAATCTGGTCGCTCAATTAAATAGATAGGGCATGGGAAGTGATGAGCTACCTGCAATTGGGTATTCAGATCAGCCTGAGTAACTGTTTTTTTAATTTTACTAGATGATTTTTTCATAATGTAACTTCTTTGTTAATGTATACAATTATATATACAAACAAAACATATAACCACTGTTCGAAGGTTAATCCAGATTAACTAGCTGTTACTTCTACCCATTGCCATGCAGTATAATCAAATTTATAAGACTTTTCGTCAAATGGGTATCTGGGTGTATCTTTCCAGTTGTTATCTGCACCACACCAGTAAGTCCCAATACCAAGTCCGATTTTCATAGAATTTGGTTCAGGGCGAGGAATTGGGGGAACCATTGTACAGGTAGCCTCATCAAGAGTCCATGCTGACCAGTTTTCAGCTTGCTCACGATTATTAAACGCTGTAATTGTAGCCTGTTGGGCAGCAGTCTTTTCTTCAGCAGTCATATCCCGAGGTAAAGTCCATACGTCTTTCCAAACACCATCGATCTTAGTATAAACTGACTCTTCAGATGCTAGCACCTGATACAAACCAGGGGTAGGCCGTGCAACACGTATAAATGGCTCCCAATGAGTGGGGATTTCACCAAATGCTTGAATAAGATTATCTTCAAATGCAGGGTGGTTTTTAAATGTTCCGTTTTCTATTTCGATATAAAGATTCATGTTTTTTCCTTAATTAAAGATCGCCGGTATTTGTTGATGGGAATGAGCGGGATGTACCGGGCCAGATAATACGGACTGCGCCTCCACCTCCGATTGAAGTGCCAGCGGCGGGTGGGCCAGCGTCCCCTCCTCCGCCGCCATATGCACCACCAGAGGACGCTGGGTTATTTGGAAACCCATTTAATCCCGCCGCTCCACCACTACCACCGCCCCCACCTCCTCCGCGATATGCTTGCCCGCCGGTACCGTTTGCACCTTCTCCAAGAATACCTACCCCGCCGCCGCCACCCCTTGCAAACTGGCAACAATTATTGAACCCCAAACCACCACCGCCACCGCCACCGCCAGAACCCGCACTGCCAGCGGAATTTGCACATGTGGCATGTTTACCACCATTACCGGAATAACCACCAGCCCCACTGGCGGCATTAGCGCAAGTACTACCTGTCCCGCCATTTCCCCCGCCATCTCCAACATATGTTCCAGCAGTTACTTCCGCTCCTCCGCCACCTTTAACCACGGCGGTACTAACAAAATATGAGTCCCCCCCGCACCTAGTTCCTGTGGCGGGAGCGCCAGCGCCAACTACTACTGTGTATGAACTTCCGGGTGAAACAGCACGATTGTTTTTATAACCTAACCCCGCTCCGGACTTACGCCCTCCACCCCCAACTGCAACAACAGAGACTGAAGTAACACTAGCTGGGGCTACCCATGAATAAGAACCTGCGGTGATATATGCTTGTTGACCAATAACCTGTGCTGTCACACTATTAGATGCTGCACTAGCTGCCCCTGTACCAACAGCATTAGTAGCGGTAACGGTAAATGTGTATGAAGTTCCACCTGTTAATCCACTAACAGTTACGGTACCTGAACCTGCCTGACTCAATGTACCTGTAATACTCCCAGGTGAAGAAGTAGCAGTATAGGTAGTAATTATTGCACCACCATTGCTTGCTGGAGCTGTAAATGGTACAGATGCAGTAGTTCCAGAAACAGTAGCAATACCAATTGTTGGAGCACCAGGAATATCGGCGGTAGTAATACTATTAGAAACTGCACTTGGAGCACTGGTTCCAGCTCCGTTTGTAGCGGTTACAGAAAAAGTGAATGACGTATTAGCAGTTAAACCTGTAACACTAATAGGTGATGTTGCGCTCGTAGCTGTAAATCCGCCAGCGGTCGAGGTTGCTCGGTAACTTGTTATTGCAGCGCTACCGATATTAGATGGTACAGTAAAAGGTACACTTGCTGTTAATCCAGAAACTGATGCAGTACCTATTACAGGAGCATCCGGGGATCTAGGCCAAATGCTTTGCTTAATAAAATTAGATGCTTGATCAAGTGTCCAAATACCTTTGGCCGAGGTGGCTGTAGTTGCTGAAGGATTTGCGGTAATAATACCACCAACGTATTTTCTACTCATTTTTTATACCTTAACTGGCCATTCTATAATCCATGGAAACTGAGTTTGCGCAGGCACATCACGAAGAGCCTGACGGTATGTTGCCCATTGGCTCTTTATAACATTACTTATAGGTGAATCATCAACCTGTGTCCAATCGGTCTTTGCTAATAATTCATCTCTCAATGCACGAGCATTGGTGGCATACTCAGCATCTATTCTGGCTCTGTATGCAACCATTTGCTCATGGGCAGTTTGTGCTGGTACAGTTTCAGTAGCTGGTAGATCAGTAAAGACCGGTCCAACTGAATATTTCGTATACCACTTGCCGTCTTTTTGTTCTACACCACTATAATAGCTAAATTCATAAGGAGGTATTGTTGTAGCCTGTGGGCCTTGAAACACAACATCGGCACCATTGGCATTTAGCCATTCTTCAGTCAATGTATCAGGTAGTTGTAAATTAGAATATGTTCGACGAAATTCGTCAACATACATTACTGCGCTTGATTCTCTGATTCTAATTTGCATAATTTTTCCTTTTTTATGCGATTGCTAAAAATATGTATGTTCCAGCATTCACGTTGATTGCCGCCAAGCCTGCTGAACTCAGAGCAAAGCCTGTTGATACTGTGGTCACAGAGCCAGACGTATCGACTTCCATATTCCCGGTTTGGTGGGTGTGGGCGTTTAAAAGTGAGTAAGGGGCAGTACCTGATGTCATGCCTCGGGCTGTGTCGTAGGTGTACCAGCCACCTGTATCGTCAGTACGCTTAATGAGGACAAACCTAGCCCCTGCTGTGAAGCCGCAGTTGATGGTCTGGGTTGTGCCGTTGCCTGTGTATGAACCGACTTTGGAAACGCCAGCGCAGGTTGCAAATAGGTAGGCGACGTAGGTTTGGCCAGAGGCATTTACAGCCCCGTTACTGTTTACTGTAAATACACTTCCAGTCGGGGTTGTATTGTTCCAGTAGGACGCATTTACATCCGCCGAAGCGGTCAAAAAGTTTAGATATTTGGTATTGCCTAGCGCCGAGTGATACACACCCCACGCAGGAGAATTTATAGCTGACCTAGATTTTGTAATCATCAACTCGGGGACAACCCCTAGATTGTGCGTCTGTGTCGTAGCACTTCCCGTACCCGTATAGCAAACCTCATCAAAGAAGCCGGGGGCACGTTTAAAAAAATAGTTGGCATAGGTACTAGTACTGTAATTAATACCCGAATCGGTTCCGTCATTTCCTAATATCATTCCATCCATAGTATATTCCAACAGACCATAGTCATTCTTAGCCTGTGCGGCGGTAGTGTTTGAATGTAATTGTTGTTGCGGTCCTCTAAGTCGGTCACAAAAAGGAAAGTTCCAAGCAAGAGCTGATCTATTCCGAGTATTAAATATAGTTAAGTCTGGCGCAAACCCAACTCCCGTCACCGTAGCAGAGGCTGCTGTACCAGAACGAGTTTGCGGTAAAAACACACTAGTCCCCACAGTAGGCACTTTCATCGGGCCACGGCGTATGGCGATGTAGATGTAGGTACCGCCGCCGATTGAAGTGCTAAATCCTGTTGCGTTGGGGAATATTTGTGCTGTTCCACTTTCTGCTGAAGTAAGGTTAGGGTAAAACTTTTGCATCGCCGCTTACAGGCCAGCCACGCATAGTGTCGTGGATGTACCAATTTCCTACACCTCCGGAATTTTTTAATAAAATCCACTGTGGTTCAAAGCCGAGGTTAACAGTAGTATTACCTGTAAACGTCCCACAGCTTATAACATTGTCCGTACCCGTCAGGCCAAAGCCTCCTGCGTCATGGGCGAATAGGTAGGCTACGTAGGTGCCACCAGATGCGTTAACATCCAAATCATTATTTACTTCAAAATATGATGATGTAGGGGTTATACTGTTCCAAAGTGCAGTGTTAGTTTCCGCAACTATATCTTGGTTTAATTTAAGTAAACCCCCGGTACCAAGAGATCGATGGAAACAAACCCAACTACGGGTAGCATCTGTACGTTTGACCCAGATCATTCCTGGGGCAGAACCCAAACTGTGAGAAATCTGTTTTCCATTTGTACCATTCCCCGTATACGTCACAATATCAAAAAACTTAGGTTGTTTGCGGAATGTCCATGAGATGTAGGATCTTACTTTATTTGAGATATTATCTCCGCTAGTAAGTGTAAATCCATTTGATGCTAAATCAACCCCGTACCCTGCTGTAGATCCAGAAGTACTATCTGAAAACAAAGCATTACCATTGCCTCTAGCAGAATCAACTAATAAGTTACTCCATGTTTGTGTTCTATCTTTAATCCAAACTAGTCCACCATTACCAGTCAAGTCAATACCATTAGCTATGGTTTGCGTTCCATTGTTGCCTTCATAAATATATGTACTAAACACATCTTCAACAAACGCATTTACAGGAGTTACGCTGCTTGATGCTGCGCTTGAAGGCCCGGTGCCTGTTGCATTAATGGCACTTACAGTAAATGTATAAGCAGTATCTGTAGTTAAACCAGTAACTACAATTGGAGATGATGAACCTGTACCAGTTAGACCACCGGGACTAGATGTAACAATATACCCTGTTATAGTTGCAGGGAAGCCCGCAGAGCTAGGAGCTGTAAAGGCAACCGATACAGATGTACCACTGGCTACTGTTGCTACAGCCGCTGTAGGTGCACCTGGAAATGAAGGCCATGTGCTCCCTCCAACTGCTTGAAATTGTTGGTTGGCTGTCCAGATACCATTAAAACTAGGCATTATAAATCTCCCGTGTTCGTTGATGGGAATGTTCGGGTAGTTCCAGGCCAGATGATTCGAACTGCTCCACTTGCACCACTACCGTGATTGAAGCCTTTACCACCCCCCCCACCATATAATCCCCCGGGTCCACTTTGGTAACCTTGATAATAGCCCTGTCCGCCAGTCGCACCATATGAACCTACAACGCTACCACCGCCTCCTCCGCACCCCGTGTTT